AGTTGGGTGATCATGCGAATCATAGAAACTTGTAATATTATTAGATGGATCATAGATAACTTTGAATGATTTATCATATGTCTTATTTAACATATCTAAAAATACTTGCACTTCTTGTAATGAGTAGATTTCTAACAATCTACCAACTAATGTACCAACTACTGGTACAAGTTCATCGTATACATGATCTTCGGGAAAATCTAGAATGCTAGACATTTCATATTTCCCAACAAATAAATCATCGATTTTAAATTTCTTTTCAATTATGTTTGTCATTTCTTTTTCCTCCTAAATATAAAAACAAATGACCTTTAAATACACAGTTATAATATATGAGCAAAAAAATAAAATGTCTATGGAGTTCAACTCCATAGACATATAAAATTATAAAGCACTGTAATGAATAAGTAATGTGAAATACATGACAACTGATCTAGTATAGCTATTTCTTGTAGCTACACGATTACGTCTATGAATATATCGTTTAGACGCTTGCATTAACCAGTTTTCTGTAATATCTTTTATTCTTAGAATATTCTTATCTTTAGTATTTGGTTTAGGCTGGATTGAATACTTAATAAAGTTTGCAGTTCTAACATCTTTATCTTTAGACTGAGCAAAGTATGTGTAAACTAATAAACTAATATATTCACGAACTTCAGTAAGTTGTTTAGTATCATTCTTAATGATATATTCAATGATATCTTTAATTTCATCGGTTCTAACCAATGAGTCGGCAGACATTTTACAATACTTATAGTTCACTGACATTGTAGATGCAATATTTACAGCTTTATCTATAATGCGTTCAGCCATTAGATTATCAGTATCTGCTAATCTATAACCTGTATCAGAATAATCATCAGATGCGTAAGTTATATATTGGGATTTGTTTTCATATGCTTCATAATATAGACTTGCAATATTTTTCATAAAAGATTTAATACGACCATGAAGTTGTTGAATTAAATATACACAATCTTCATCTTCGAAATCTCTTAGGCGATCTTTGTATGTATCAATCCATGTATTAGATACAGACTTAACGGCACCCAAAACACTTCCTTGAGTTTTAAGATCGAATTTACCAGTGAGCATATTATTTACCACATAATCCATTACCCATCTATATTCAGCTGGTTGAACTTTCTTAAAGAATCCATAATGAATAGATGGATAAAACTTTCCAGAAAATGCGAGATTAATGATACCTAAATCAATGAGTTTGGTATCTCTAGTTTTCCAGAAATAGCGTAAAAGACATAAGAGAATAATAGTAATCTCATCTTTTGCTGCAGCTGGATTAAATGCAGAAATTGATGCATAATAAGTTTCTTGCATCAAATTATGAATATCTTTAATATTAATCTTTAGAGTATTACATAAATCATCTGCATCTTTTTGAGTAAAGTAGATTCTTCTACATGGTGCAATATCATATAAGTCTTCAGATCTATCAGAAATGAATTTGCCAATGTATTTTTTATAAGCATTAAGATTCTTCTTAATTTGAGTTTCAATAATTGGATATATTTTCTTTACAATAACGGTTGTATTTTTCATTATATACCACCTTTCTAAGTTATTAAATTGTTCAAGATGGCCATAAATACAAAAAAAGAAGAGCGAGATAAACTCGCTCTTCTTATAATATAGATTATAAATCTAATTTACTCTTTTCAATATATTCAAATATTTGTCTATTATTTTCACTTAGCGTGAAGAATAGTCTAAGTAAATCTTCTTTTGCATTAATAGATTTATTATATACTGAATTAAATTTATATTCCGCTGGCAAATTATAGTCTTTATATAATAAATCTAGACTATCTAGATAAATAGCAGTTTCATCTTTATCTAAAATAGCAGTATTGATTTTTGTAAGACATTTTCCTTTAACTATACTTTCTAGTATACAACCAGCGGCCTTATGAACTGCATCTAAGTTAAATAATACAGTATTATCTATTCCTGCAATATGTCGTCTCTTAATAACTTTAGCAATAGAATTGCGTGCATTTTTAAGTAAATCCTTTACTGGCAGATCTTCCTTAACAAAAGAAGTATCTTCAAATTTACAATATCTAACTGTAAAGTCTAAAAGATCAGACGCATATTCTGAGATACTACTATAATTCTTATATCTACATGATGAGAAATATACACCAGTGATTAGATCAAATAATACTCTATCCTCAAATTCATAATCACCTTTATTCATTTCAAATTCAGTATATAAAGGAATTGATATGCCTTTAAACATTGAGACATTTGTGGTGCTATAATAATAGTCCATTACCATTCTAATGGCAGTATCGTATGTTACATATGGATTTAAATGTGGATATAGATCGATAGATAAAGATCCTTTTTTAATAATTCTTAAATCCGTATCCTCATAATCGCATACTAAATTAAACCCTAGACCTTCATTATTTATCATTTCTATAATGATATATGTAGGATCTCTATTTGGATCTTTTGTATAATCGCCAATTAGATTCAATACTTCCTCTAATCGTAGAAGTTTTTCTTCTACTTTTTCACAATGATATGATTCTGGAGTGTTATCAATATCCACATAATTTTTTAATTCAAGATCTTTAAATGCTTCCTTACTCCACAATTCTTTTAATGTAAGCATAAATATTCTCCTTATTTAGATACATCAAAGCAAGCATCAATCCAATGATTTACTGCATCTATTGCTTCAGATCTTAATTTAATGAAGTTTTCAGTTAAAGTAAAATTATTATCATATTCAACGTATCTACTAAATATATCATTCAAGAATTTAGATAGTTCATTGAATATATCAATAATTCTACCATCATTAATACGATTATAATAGAAGTATTCATCATATCTAGAGAAGATCAATCCATTTAATAGATAATGGAATTTTAATATAATATCACCATGATCTAGTTCAAATCTTTCATCAAAACTATCCCATAAAATTTTAGATCTATCATTTAAAAATTGGTTATTCAACTCAATAAGACAAGGAATTGAGATAAAATTATAGAATGATCTAAGCATCAATCTAATAGCAAAATCAACACTTATTAATGGGTTTAACTTTTTATCAAATTTAAATTTTAACCCAACAATTTCAGAACTTTGTGGATCATATTGGCGTGAAATAATAACCCCATATCCACTACTATTAAAATCGACGATGAAGTTATTAATATAAGCACCAGGTATTTCTTTAATAATAGACAAAATCAGATCTAAAGCAACTCTTTCCTTCTCAGCATCAAATGGTGTCTCTAATTCATCAGATCCGATAGTGATAGGATCTCTTAGTGATAAATTACCAGTAAATAAATTTAATACTTCCTTTGAATCTAACATTTTACTTTTCCTCCCGTTTTTACAAAGCCTTTTTAATATATCCAATGATATCACTACGAAGTTTACAGAAGTTCTTACGTAGACTTTCATTCGTATCATATCGATCTATAAAATCGCCCCCACTTAATTGAAAAGCTATAGTATCTAATTTATTATAAACGCTTAAGATTCGATCATAAATAGGATGTAAGATTTTATTGTCTAAATAAAAATCATAATAATGAGAGCCAAAAATACTACCTATTAAGAGCACCATTAATAATTTTTCATCATCTTCTTCTAAATGCAAATCATCTATAAAGTCTGCTAATTCTTCAGGTTTATTAAAGATATCTATATATACGTCAACTACACCGAGATATTTATATAGACATACTAGAGCAAGAAAAATTGCAAGATCAGTACAAATCAATGGATTTATTTCCTTATCATAATAGAAAGTGTAATCATCAATATTGAATTCAAAGTTATCAGCATTTATATCTTTCTGAGTATCATCCCAGATTACACATCCAAGGTGTTGGTCACTAAATATATCAATAAATTCCCATACTTTAAAGTCTTTATTTTCCTTATATATAGTTTCTAGAACTTTAAGAAAGTACTGTTCCTTTTCTGTATTATTTTCAGTTTCTTCAGTAATATCTAGAAAATTTATTAGCTCTAAATCTCCTGTAAATATATTACCTTTTAGAATATCATCTAATGTCATTTAACTTACTCCTTTGATATGAAACAATAACACTTACCATTAGCTCCAATTACTAGATTATCTTTAGATTTTTCAGAAATTAGGATTCCTTCATCGCTAGAAGTGAGTATACAATCTTTAAATACATCATCTTTATATCCAATATAATTACTATAGTAAGCATTTAATAAGTTAAGTAAGAAGTTAGGTATTGCTGTTTCTCTATGCCAAGTAACTTCAAACTTTATATTACGTTTCTTAATAAATCCAAACTGTCTTCGTTTTAGAAACTCAGATGTTATAGGATAATTAATATCTTCTAATTCCCTAAAAGCATCTTCAATTAATTCAATATCAAGATTATCACTTTCACCTAGTAAGTCTAATATTAAATTTTCGATTACTTTAAAGGATTTATCATATCTTTCATCTATAAATTGAAATGGCATTTGAGTATCCCGCATTCATTATTAATTGCATCGCTGAAAAACGATCTTAATAATATGAACTTCTTAAGTGGATCAGTTTCATCTATGATATTATAAGGCATTTCTCTCTTGAAATTATCAATCATGATTTCACTCAACTCAAAATATTTATCTATGATTTTCTTAGAAGTCATATTTATTTTAATTTCATTTACTTTAAGTAAATTTAATTCATCAATTAGTTCTCCATTAATTAATTTCATGATTAGATCTATTTCTTCTTCTTCTAATCTTAGATCCCCATTACGGCTCCAAAGTCTTTCTTCTACATCCCAATCAAATTCAGGAATTTCATAGCCAGCGAATATCATATATTTATATAATTGCTTTACTACCATAATCATTAAATAATTAAATGACCCAAGTAGATCATACTTAAT